ATTGTAGAGGTATTCATTGAGGGCCTCTTCCCACCTTGGACCGTATTCTGTTCTGAAATAACGGACCACATTTGGGTCCACATTATCATTATCAGTAAAATAAGTGAAAGTTGGAAAGCGAATGGCGTCAATGATACCTTGTATAAGTTGTACCATTTTTTACCTTTCATTCAATAATATATAGATAAGTTCGCCATCGGTTTGCGTTGTTCATCCCATACGCTTGATATGCATTTTCGATATAGTATCTTTTAATACATTTATATACTACATCTATAATTCTTGGTTCTTATAAGTACTCATGTATGTCCCTCCAGAAACCCACCTAAGCTAGCTTGGAGCGAAATGAATAAACAACAAAGAACATGGATCGTATTATCTACAATAAAACCAAATCGCATGGTGAAAGTAGATAACTATGAATATGAAAGTCTAGCAGATGATATACTACAAGATAAAATATCCTATCAATCTCTAATAGAAATATTTAATGATAAGATATATTGGAAATGGTTTAAGAGTTGTTATATTTCTCAGACGCCACAGACCTAAGAGCAGGTTCTTGTGGTTCTGTTATTTTTGAATTACATTTATAATGGTCTTGTGATAATTGTATAATTGCATAATGAATAACTTTTAGAAGGTCGTTTTTATTACGGCCTTCTTTCTTACCGTATCTTTGAGCATACTTTAAAATATTGCCCATACAGAAACCTGTACCATGACCTTGGTCAATGATAATTTCAGTTGCCTGATAGTTCTTAGTTTGAGCATAATGTGAGTCATATGTGTTGTCAACATAAGCCTTTACATCTTCTAAAACTTTATTTTCATTAAACTTGTAATCTATTGTCATCTTGTCGTCCTTTCGTTATATTTTGTTTCATTACTAATTTTTGAGTTGTAGTTAGTTTAGGATTAATAAACCGTTTAACTTTGTTTTGTATCTTTGATGGTGATAAACCAAGCATGGTACAATAGTTAAGAAATGACCAATGGTGTTCACCCTCTTTATTGAGTATCCAGTCGATTGCTTCGACCTTGTGTTTTAGATACCTGGGCCTCTTACCCATGTACATGGTATCCTCAACTGCTTGAGTTAGTATCGCCGTAATAAATTTTTCATCTGGTGTCATTATATATCCTTTTCAATTTGTGAGAAGTATGCCCAATAGTGGTCACCGTTCTCGGTTACATATCCGATAGAGCCATTATAACCCATATCAGTATCATATTCTTCTACATGAACTCCTAGTTCTCCAGCAGGATCACTAGTTCTAAGTCCTATAGAAATATCAGTTATCTTACCTTCTCTTGGTAAAATGTTTCTAGTATTCACAGATACTTTATCATCTATTTTAATTAACACTTACTATCTCCTGTAAATTAACATCTATATTAAAAGAAACTTGACTTGCAAGTTTCGGCCACTTAGAAACAAAAGTAGTTACAAATTCATCTCTTTGTTCTTGAGTCATAGTAGCGATAACCTCAACAAGATTATCAGCTAAAACTTGATTCATTGGATCGTTAAAGTTATCGTCTATCATGCAGCCTCCATCAAAGAGTATGGTACTCTCCATGTTCCGCCAAGGTTAGTATCCTTGATTACTGCTCTTGCAGGATTAGTTTTGACAATAACACCAGGTCTCTTACGACCATTAGTTCTACCGAAGATGACATGGTCACCCACTTTGAAGTTAGCAAAAGAGCCTTTTCGTGCTTCTTTGATTGCCATTTCTATTAACAGTAAAGCGTCTTTGTTTTCTGGATTCTTGATAAAGTCAAGAATGTCAGGTACATTGTTAAATTGTAATTTCATAATATAGTTCCTTTCGTTTAGTTTAAGTATAATGGACCAGTCCATTGTATTGGGTAGTTCCCTTTAAGAACATTACCTCTTGGTTGATTGAGAGCAGGTGCCGCCCACCCAGCAGGTTTCAAAACATCACCTTTTTTGAAATGTTTAAAATCTTCTTTTACTATAAAAGCAAATACTGACCTATCGTAGATAACTTTAATATATTTTTTACCTTCTCTAACAGTAGTTTGAGATTCAAAATTAGCAAGTTTCTCTTTACAGTAATCAGATAGTTCACTTTTTCCATAATAAGAGTTTTGTTTATAATCATTTTTGGCACCAGCCATCATATTTGTAATACCGTCTTGTAGTGTCTCGGCAGACTTTGAAACATTAATCATTAAGACACCTCATTGTAAAGACATTCACTAAGGTCATCCATACTGTAGATGCCACAAAGTTGAAATGAATGGTCAGTTTTCTGTGCCTCTGCAACAGCAGATTCAACAGTTAATTCATCATTTTTTATTTTAGTTATTAATTGGTCGATATACTTTTCAGCCTCGTCCCAGTAGTAGTTTTTCACTTTAGACATTATTTGTCCTCCTTATCATTATATTGTTGTGATTTAATTGCAAGAAACATTGACATGATTCCTACAGTTGCAAGTACGAAACATAAAACAAAATTGTTGCCTGATGTTTCTAATGTAGGACCGTCAATCGCCCCTACAGCGAGTATCATACACATGATACCGATTATTGATAATATAGTTGTCATTATAATATACTCCCAACACATTGGTTAAGTAATATTAAACTTAGTAATATTAAAACAGTCAATTTAAACATAATATAATCTTTCTTTTTTGTTATTATGTGTATATAATACACTAAAATGAAACATAATGCAAGAAAAAAATGGACTATTCCATGGAATAAAACCCTTATTTTTCAACAATTTAAGTAGCGCAAGTTGTCGCACTCTAAAAACCCTTATTTTCTGCGTTTTTTTCATTTATATGTATAAGCTACACTAAAAACACCCCCTTGTCAAGTAAAAAATGGAGAAAAACCCATAAAAATGGTCAACTTTAGTTGAATTAAATTCAACTTTTCTGATTTTTCGATATTTTTATCTTTTTTATCGGAATTATCTTCATTCCTAGAATTTGTTTCAGAGATTTTGTTCTCTTTTTGTTCTTTTTCTTTAAAATCATGATATTATTGTTCTATTATACAATATTTTCAAGGCTTTGTAAAGCACTTATAAATAGTTTATATAAAAACAAAGGAAAAACCAAATGTACGAGTATAAATGCAAAATTAGAAAAGTTGTTGACGGTGATACCGTTGATATCGACATAGATTTAGGTTTCGGTGTCTGGCTCAATGATGAAAGAGTGAGAATTATAGGCATTGATACTCCAGAATCAAGAACAAGCGATAAAATCGAAAAGATTTTCGGTTTAGCAGCAAAAGAGAGAGTGAAACACCTACTTGGTGATGGCGCTACTCTAATATCTAAAGTTAAAGGTGATGGTAACGAAGAAATGCGAGGTAAATTTGGTCGTATTCTTGGTGACTTTAGAACACCACAAGGTGATTTACTCACTTCTAAATTAATGAAAGAAGGACACGCTGTTGCTTACTCAGGTGGTAACAAGGAAGTGATTCAAACAAAACATTTAGAGAATAGACAGAGATTAGTCAACGAAGGTAAAGTAGATGTTGAAGGTATGGAAATAACCAAACCTGCATTAGTACAAAAACCAATTATTGATGAAGATAATATCGTTGAACCTGTTGTTGAAGAGGTTTCAGCACCAGTTAAGAAGAAAAAGAAAACTACTAAAAAGAAATAGGAGATTATTATGGGATTTTTATCAAAGTTATGGGAAAATTGGGGTAAAGGCAACAATGCAGGTCCAACAACAGAGCCAGCAAAGAAAGCGCCAACAATTAAAAAAGTAGCAAAGAAAAAAACTAAAAAGAAAACTGCAAAGAAAAAATAATGCAGGGTGTTTTTGTTATTAGAGACAAAGGCATGATTTTAGAATTTAATAACTATGAGGATATACCTCAAAGTTTTGATAATGTTATAAGATTTGAACCAACTCCTCCTGAACCTCCTCATACAGAGGAAGAACACGAGGAGATGGATACTTACAACGACAAGTTAAAAGAGTTAATGAAAAGAGAAAAAAATTAATGCCTGCTGTAACAAGAATTGGCGATGCTGATGTAACACATTGTAGTGGCATGACAAGAGCTGTAGGCTCTGGAAATGTCTTTGCAAATGGTATAGGAGTTTCAAGACAAGGTGATGTAAACACTACTCATTTATTACCTGGTGCTCCTTGTCCACCTCATGCAGCTGCGATTAGTTCAGGTTCATCTACTGTTAAAGTAAATGGTAAAGGGTGTGGTCGTGTTGGTGATGGTATAACTGCTTGCACCTCTGTGGCTGCAGGATCAAGTAATGTATTTGCTGGATAACGGTATAAATATACAGAGGAGAGATTAATAAATGTCAAGATATGACGCAACACAAAGTAATGAAAGTAAACGAAGCGCTAAAATCTATCGTGATTTAGATTTAGATTTTTCGATTAATTCTGCTACAAAAGATATTCAAAAACTTTCAGATGTTGAGTCAGTAAAGAGAAGTGTTAGAAATTTAATTAATACTAACCACTATGAGAGACCTTTTCATCCTGAGATTGGTTCTAATTTGAGAGCGATGTTATTTGAAAACATTACTCCACAAATGACTCATGCTCTCTCTAAACAAATTGATTTATTAATAAAGAATTTTGAACCAAGAGCAAGACTAGTTCAAATAAATGTACAACCTTTTATTCAAAGAAATGGATATAGAGCTTCAATATCTTTCTTTGTAGTAAACTCTCCAGAGAGAGTTGAAATGGAATCATTTTTAGAAAGACTAAGATAAGAATATGGCAACTAAATTAGAAATATCAGAATTAGATTTTGATGGTATTAAAGCAAACCTAAAAAACTTTTTATCACAACAAGACGAGTTTAGAGATTATGACTTTGAAGGTTCTGGTATGGCAGTCCTTTTAGATATG